TCTGTTCAGGAAGCGCCGGCGGGCCCCACAGGCCCCGCAGGGCCTACGCAACACGAAGTAGTAACAACTGGTGTATCTCTATCATTTATAACAGACGTAGTTTGAGCACTACACTGTAAAGTAGGAGCTGGAGGTGTTTGTGTATATGTCGCTGGTGATGTATAATCAGTAGCGGCTGTATTATCTGAAACTGGACATGCACTCATTTATTAATCGCCTGTGTAATCGTTAGGGCCAAGACTTAGCATAGCAACACCACGAGTGATGTTTTTGTTTTCCCGATATAGTGTTTTATAGTTTCTAAATCCGATAAGATTCAAACCATCTACAATGAAAATATAGGAGTGCATGTATTTAGTAACAAACGTGGCTGAAGTTTCATCCCAAGATTTGTATGAATATTCAGGCATACTAAACATTTTCTGTAAATTTGCACTACTTTTAAAATTAGTGACATCTAACTTGTAGTCACCTGAACTAGCATTCATGTACATCAAAGTTTTATCAGCTTTTTTTAATCTGTATAGAAGTCGTGTGCCACTTGCATCTGTTTCAGTAAACCAGAAGTAATTCCCATCATCTACCATACAAGTTGGAGATACTGGATTACTTCCTGTCCCAAATGGATGAGTTACTGCATCAGTAGTTGAATTTACTAAAGATAATAGACCATTTCTACTACTTACATATATTTCTTTATTTGAATTGGTCGATATACTGGTTATATCACGATTTTGCATATCAATTGTATTAGCAAACGCACCTGTTACTGCATTGAACTTACAAATCTTCCAAGCATTGTAGTTGGTAATGTATATGTAACCATTATATGCAGATGCAATACCAAATTCCTTTGATCCATTTTTAAGAACTGGAATGGCGATACGACTACTAATACCATCATATGTCCCAACAGTATAGTTTGGATATGCACCTGTTACACTACCAACAACTGAAAATGTTGTATCATCAATCATAGTAAATGTAATCGTTTCAGTTACAGCTGTTGCAATATTCACATTGAATCCTGTCAGAGCATACTTGTTATTTCCTGTATATGCTTGTGTATATGTAACTGCGTTTGTTACAGGATCAACATTAACATTTACTGTAAATTGTTCAACGTAGGTATTAGTATCTTGACATCTAACAATATTAGTTGATGTAGCTAGTGCATACAAATAGAAATTCATATTAGGATACAACAGGTTAGCTGTATCAAAGTAATACAGGCCATTAAAGTCATTTGAATCTGTTGTATTAGAAGTAAACCAGATCTTATTAGCCTCAAATAATTGTTTACCTGATGCAGATATATTACCTAAACCAAAGTACATCTCTGTTTGATTCGTTAGTGTATTGATCCTACAAATAGTATTTGATGCAATTCCCCAAATATGACCGCTATTGCCAGAAACTAATTTAGACACAGTAATAGGACAAGCAATAGTAGTGACCTTTGTCATTGCAGTACGATTGTCTGAATGATCAAAGATATAGTTGTCATCACCATACTGAGCTGTTAGTGCTTTATCAGCAACCCAGTAATCTAATACGTCAATATTTCCATTAACGACAACATAAACATGATATGTACTTGGTAATACATCCTGTATAGCAGCACTAGATGCATATTGTATAGTTCTGTTAAATTTCCAACCCATTTTATATACCGCCTTCTTTAAGCACTTCGAAGCTAAATTGTGGTATGCGACCTGTAACACCAAGATCAAAATTATTCAATACGATATATGCCATACCTCTATATGCAGGTACATTACCAGCACCTAAAGCAGCTTGCATTGTTGGATCAGCTGTTTGAGTATTATCACCAAGATATAATTGTCCAACTAATGGACTTGCTGTTGTACGTGCATCAATAATCAATATACCATCAGCCCAAACTCTAGATACACCTAATATTGGGCCTTTGCACAATGCTATTGCCATACTAATTCGGTATCCAGTTGTAGTGATAGATGTTCCGCCTGCACTGCCGCCTTTACCACCGCTAGATGATGTATTTTGATATGTTGTTTTGTCACCTGTCCATATAACATTACCTGCAATACGTTGTTTACCAATTACGTATGGAATAGCAGTACCATATTGAGATGTTTGAACTCGGAGGTCACCAATAGTTGGCTGAGCAATAGACTGATCTTTTGCAGAAGCTATACTACCTATCATCCATCCAATTTGGGCTCCAGTTGGGCCGCCAACGAACCAACCAATAGCAGCAGCTGCAGCTGGGATTACTAATGTTGTCATATTATTTTAAACTCCGGTGGTATTATTACTTTGTGGAAATTTATAGCAATGAGTTAAACGGTTTAACCAATCTCCAGTAATATCATTTATAACAACTTTACCAGCTTCTTGGTGTGCATGTATCATTTGATTGTTTTCAAGAACAATACCTAAATGAGAAGTAGTTCGACCAAATTTAAAAGTTACAATATCACCTGGTTGCATATCTGATATATTTATCTCAACACACCCAAAGTACTCTAATGTTTGTAGTAATAGCTCTTCTTTATTATGGAGATGCCATTGTGTACTATACTTCGGTGCTTTGATATTAGGATCTACGATATTTATATTTCTACCTACACAAAGTACGTACATAGCGCAATCAACACCGGCACCTTTAACGCCAGCTTGGTGGTGATAAGGTGTATTTAACCAAGTGAGCGCTTCTTTAACAATTTCATCATTTATCATTGGAAGTTTACCTCAGGTTTAATACTAGGGAATCCACCAAAGTTGATTCCATTACTGAATTTATTTACGCAAGTCGTGAATGTATGGTCACATCCTGCTTGAACAGAGAATGTATCACCAATATTAATAAGGAATGCTGTTGGAAGAAATAATTCGAATGTAACTACACCAGTATCATTTGTATGAACTTTAACCTCGACAGATAGTCCAGCATTATTACCAGTAACGAATGTAAGTAGTCCATTTGAAAAATAACCTGATGCTTGCGTTAATCCAGTCACAGTAATCTTTGATTTTGGACTTATGATAGTATCAACAGTACCATTAAAAGTATATGTTGCACTATTAAGTGTACATGCACCTATCTTTGTTGTTTCGAATTGATTGAACAAACTATGTCTACAACTAGCTGTAAATGTTGTACCAACTGTCTTGTTTAGGTTACGCATATGTGATTGGACATCGGCACGGAAACCAGCAGTTGTCCATTGAATAAGTCCAAGTGTTCCAGTAAATGTAATCACTCGACCTTGTGTAGGGTCATTCCAACTAACCCAAGATACTTCAATAATAGCGTCGTCGTATACACCAGCAATCATATCTTCTTCTGGTACATCAAGCCATGCAGCAGCAAACTCTTGGTTAGATACTTGTGCATCTGCAGTAAGTATCATCCGAACTCTAGCTAAACCAGCAGCAGGTTCATATAATTGACCATCACATGTAATCGACATATCATGGTCGGTATATCCATAAATTGTACCATTAGTTAATGTTAATTTAAGTAAGTTAGCAATTTGACCAGATGCAATAGCTGCTTTTAATCCAGATGACATTATCTTCATATTATTCAAATACCTGTATAAGTTTCACATCACCTATATTATGTAGTAACGGTGAATTATCAGTATTTAGTGCAGATAATGCCCAAGATAAATCTGTATCAAAACGAACATGATATACGGTACCTGAATCTGGATCAGTAAAGTTAAATGAACGTAGTGCTCCAAATCTGGCAAGATAAAAAGTCAATAGTGTCACTTTATCATCATTAGTTAAAGTACGAGTAGGAAATATCCAAGTATATCTTGGTTGTGCCTGCTTCGTAATCCGATACTCAATATTACCATTAGTGATAATACTAACTGGTATTGACACAGATCTCTGCATATCATGAATCAATTTGAATGCAGGGAAGTTTACATTATCGTATTGTGACATAATTATTTTCCACCCATATTATAAGTTCTATTTGTTCCATTTACTAAACTAGCAATGAATCGTTTGTTACTTTCGAGTGCAGACTGTACGCTTTGGCTATCCATTGCAG